AACGCATCAACTTGTAAACGTATATGTAAGGAGGTTTTAGTTTAGAGGTTCAAGTAAACATTTCTATTCTAACATGACTATACACACACATCCACCTTAAGTAATTTAAACAACCAAATAATCGGGAAACCCTTGACAAATACTGTCAGGGGTTTTATAATGTCTGGAGAATATATAAGGATATGAAGGAGGCAGAAAAGGAGATGAATAACCCCTTGAGTCCAGTCAAAATGGTAAGAGAAACTTATTCTAGGTACTTACAAAAGAACTTTACTGAAGTTCAAGTACAGTTTAAAGATGAAGAACCAGCGTGGATACCTTACGATACATTATTAGCAATTAAAGAGTGTGAAGTTGAATTTCAAAGGAGAATTAGAGATGCCTACCAATAAAGAAATAATAGAACAAATTAGATTATTGGCAGAACAATTAGGTGGTGAGGTTACAGGAGCTACTTGTTATGATTCCAAAAATGAGTGGAAGAAACTAACAATAGAATATGATCGTAATGCAAGATAAAGATTATAGATTTATACCTTTTAGGAGTGAACAACCATTAACTCCTTTTGCTCCTCAATGGCAATATGCTATTGGTGAGAAGTTTGTTGATATTGATGTAGATCAATTAAAAGATTTAGTGCTTGAAAAAGAACCAGAGATTTTAAGTATTAAGGGTGATTTAAATGATGGATCAACGGGTTTAGGAGTTGATAGTACAACGGCAAGATATGGTTATTATAATGTATTAGATTGGGATCATCCTGAAATAAAAAAACTTAAAACAGAAATATATGAGTTTCATCAACAGTATTTGAGAGAAGTTGTTGGTACTGAACCATTTAATGTAAAAGTTATGTGTTGGTGTAATATTATGAGAAAGGGTGATAGAATCCATAAACATTTACATGGATTACAAGCAACAACATACCTTAGTGGTCATTTTACTATTTCTTGCAATGAAACTAAGACATTATATGTAAATCCTTATGAGCATAAAAAGGAGGATGAACTGTTTGATACTAACAATGAACTGGTATATCAAGCAGAGAATATTCCACGAAAATTGACATTATTCCCAAGTTATATTCCACATTTAACTACAGAACATGAATCAGATGATGAGAGAATAACTTTAGCATTTGATCTCACACCCTTTGACGTAAATTCGGATTTTTACATACCATTATGACTATTTGGCAAGATTATATAGATGCACTCTTTGATACATTTCCACAGTTAGAAATAACTCATAGGTGGGCAAGGTGGGCAGAGAAGGATGCTAGGTTAGCAGCTAATGTGAGAACTGGTAAGCACTTCCTAAAGGCAAGAGAAGCACACATAGTAGATCCTAACGCTGACATATACAATACCATATTGTATCCTAAGACAGGAGCAGATCTGCCTTGTTTTGGTATGGATCTAATGAAGTTTAGTGATAGGAAGGTCATTATAGTATTTGACTTCCAACATCCTAGAGAGAAGTATCTGTTCTCTGTTGATGGACTGCCTGAAGATGATGGTAAGTATAGATTCTTTGAAATGGGTAATCACTTCTCTAAGAATATCTTCGTAAGATACTGTAAACCAGAGGAAGTTAATGCTTATTTGTCGGAATTCAAACAATACTTAGCAAAGTATAAGGAGATGATAGAGGAGAATCAACCTGAAGGAACAGACACTACGGTGTATAGTGACTTTGATACATATATGACTAAACTTGATCCTGTTAGGGGATATTTAAAGAACAAGTTTGGTGAAGAGAAGTCAGAATCTTTTGTAAATGATTTTCTATTCTGTTACAAATGAAAGATGTTTTAAATTATAGTATAAAACCACCAGATCCCCCAGATTATTCTGGTATATTTGATAGTTTCTTTGATGATCCTAATATAGTGAGAGATATTGGATTAAAACAATTAAAACAACATCCAAATATTATTAATGATAATGGTAAATCTTATCCTGGAATTAGAGTATCATTAACAGATAAAGTTGGATGTGAGATGGTGGATAAAATTACTAAGCATCTTGGTAGAAAACCATACGGTTTTGAGGCATCATATCATTTATCTTCAAGTGTGCATAGTAATGGATTAGTACATAAGGATGTTAAAAGATATGCAGGTGTTGTTTATCTAAACCCAGAACCACCAAAGGATTCTGGTACTCTGTTCTTTACTTTAAGAGATGATATGACTGAAGAAGATATAGATGATACTAATGAGTTTATAACTAAGAGATTCAATGAAGCATCTACTACATTAGATATTAATATTATAGAGGCATTTACTAAAATAAAGAATAAATATAATGATCTCCTATTTAATATTGAAAAAACTATAGAAAATGTATACAATAGAATGATAATTTATAAGGGTGGTTCAATCTATCATTGTCCAGATACTTCATTTGGTGATAGAATAGATAATTCAAGATTAGCTATTACATTTTGGTTTGATTAATGAAATTATTATTTAAGTTAAGAGAGTTCACTTGGGCAATAGTGTCTGAAGTAGAGGATTGGTTATATCCTTATCGTACTGATGATACAGAACCATTATGGGCAGAGAAAGATGGTGATGATGATAGTGTAGTGTCCTACATTAAAGCACAAATGGATGCTAACAACGATAGGATAGATCGATTACAATCTGAGATGCTTTATGTTACTTCTCAGATAAACGATATAAATAGTATATTACAAAATTGTAATAATGAAGGACAAGAAGGCAGCAAAACTATTGTTGAAGAGGGCAAAGAAACATCCTGAATGGTATAGTAAGGATGAGATCAGGTATGCTAAAATAGTAAAGAAGAGAATTAAACTTGGAGAACATAATGAAGGACAGTTTGAAGATTAATAAACAGGATGATGGAACATTTGAGGTTGAATGGGATAGAAATGATCCTAACTGGAAGTTTATGAACGACTTGACATCTGAAGAAATAGAGAGTATAGTGCAAGAAGCAATTAAGCACGACCAGAATGAGCGACAGGGACAGCAACCGCAGTTATTCGTTGACTAATTTGGAGGATGCAATAGAAGATGCTTTAACATCTGACTGCACTCCAGAAGAGATCTATGATACCATAAGAACAACTCTTAGGAGGAATCTAACATACCATAGAATATGCGTAAGAACTGCTAATGAAGTGTTGCGTCTTGTTCATGGAACTGAGCATAAGGATAAGGTCATTAATCTCCACGAAAAGGAGTTAGATACATATCTTGGTGATACTTTAGATGATCCTAATCGTTGGCCAGATTATACGGAACTGCCTGATAGGGTTGGAGATCCTACTTATACTGAAAAAGAAATGACCTATCAAGAAATGATTGATGCTGGTTATGAAATGACTGCTGATGGTATTTGGTGGCCAAAGGATAAGGAGGAGGAGACACCCGACTATGACAATCCTTATGTTTGTGCTAAAATAGATGAACTAGCTGGAGACAACAGAAACTAATGGACAAGGAATTTCATGGACAAGAACCAGAGATGCTGGAAGTAAACACAACTAAGAATAAAGATCTTGGTTTATGGGAAGTTAAAGCAACACTTAGATTACCTGCTATAACTGTAACTAGGTTAAAGAAAGATAAAAGTGACATTGCTTATGAATTGCGTAATGCCTTCAGTGAAGTAATATCAGAGATCGTAGAAAAGCATTGTGAGGAGGAGTATTGATGGCATTATCACAACAGGTAGAAATATCTCTACGAGATGCACAAGAAAATTTAAGAAATGCACTTGCTTTCTCTGCTAGAAACGAGAAACCATTTGTTAGTAAGCATATTGCAGATATGTTATCAAACATCGAGAATCTACTAGATGCAGTAGACATTGTGGAAAAACTAGAAAACCGAAAGGAAGGTGATAGTGGTTTATTTGGTAATTACTTCGATAAGGACGAAGAAGATTAAATAAATCTTAAGCATAACTAGATTTTATAATTAGTTATGTTATAATTCCCACACAAACGCATTTAGAAAGATGATTAATCTCGATGAGCGATACCTAGAGTATCTACACACCGATAAGAAGTTTAGTATAGATGGAACCAACGAGAGTGTAATCAACTATGGTTGGCATTGTGATGGAAACGAGATAAAGGGACACTACGTTACCACAGATAATCATAAATTGTATTATAATATGAGTGGTGATTTCGTTAGAAAAGAGCAACTTGTAATTGCTTGAATCAGAGATTACTCAAACACAAATTCGGTTGGATTATGACACACCCAAAACACGATTTAGAACACGAAGTTTATCTTGATCCCAAGGATGGGAAAGAACATATCAATCATGGTATGCTTGAATACTCTAAGGAGGACTTAGAGAATGTTCACGCAGAATATGATGAGTATCATAAGGATGATGTAGTTGATCCTAACGAAGGTAAGATCAATGACTATCATACAAGGCATGAAGATTCACATCTTGAAGTTTATTGTGATAATCATCCCGACTCTTTAGAGTGTAGAGTTTATGATGACTAAGTGGTTATAACACTATGACACTTCACTAAGTGGCACACACCCCCTACACAGGGGGTTTTTTAATGGTTATAATAGCGGTACGGGAAAACAAACGAGGTTCCTAACTACTCTGACATTCATCTTAATTATGTTACGGTTGATCCCTGCATCACGCAAATCGTAAAAAATACCGTTAGGATAGATGATAAGAAGCAGAGACATGATGTTAAGGTAATGCACTGCCCCCTCAGTTTTGTTTTCTCTCACCATTCATTTACACATTTTTCCCAATGGGTACAAGATCTCGCATAGGACTACAACTTGAAGGTCAAATCATTTCAGTATATCATCATTGGGATGGTTATCCACAATGGTTAGGTGTTACTCTCAATAAGAAGTTTAACACAAGAGAGAAGGTTGAAGAGTTGATTGATGGAGGAGATATGTCCTCTTGTGATACTGAGTATGGGTGGGATTATGTTTATGATGGTACTGAAAATGGCAAGAGAGAAGTATCTGCCCCCTCATACTACTCAGAGAGAGGC